CACATCATATTGACATGGAAGTCCTCGCTGCCACATGTGGAGCAAACGTGCGGTTTAGTTGTGAATGGTTCGATTTGTTGTTCTCGGTCGATCATGCCGTGGTCTCCTTGGCGTGTTGTGCTGCTGCTGCGATGGCATCATGGATTGAGTCGTAGTACCACTCCCCAACCTCATCCCAACCCTCACCGTAGTTGTCGCAGATGTAGTGACCGTCAGCGTCCTTCGTTGGGTCCAAGGTGTTGCATTCCACTCGGTACTCGTCTGGTTCAAATGGCCCATCACCATAGGCTTCGTCGGGGTGGTACTTCTCCCCATTCCTATTGGTCTTGGTGATGAGTCCTTCAATCATGTAGCGCGTGCCGTTGAGTGTCCAGTCTTTGATAATCATGGTCGTCCCTTGTCCCATGCGGTGATGGCCTTCTCATTCAGAACTCGCTCGGCGGATTCCTCCTCTGACGGTCCATATGATTGAAACTGAGGAAAGAGGTTGTCGATGAGGTACTGCATGTCGCTGATGTTCGACTGTTCCTGCATCACTTCGGGCTGGACCTGTTTCAGGCTGCGGATTGCCAGCGACAACGCTTGGCTTACGATCCACTGGCCTCGCATGGAACCAAAGAACTCGTATGCTTTGGTCTGCTCTTCTGTCTGTTGTGGTGTTTTCATGCCGTGGTGGTTCCTGTTGGTTGGGCGGCTACAGGCCGCTGATGTAGATCTCTGGTGTGGCCGCTGCAATGAATCGCTCGCGGTCAAAGTTCGGGTTCGTCTGGGCCAGTTGGTTGGCAAGCGAGACAGTCATACGCTGGCGGTCTGTGACTCGCTCGCCTGCCTTGCATCGGCAGCGGCCGATTGGCTCCGACTTGATCCAGTCCGCAATGAACTGAAAGTCTCGTCGTGTGAATCGTGGGTTTGTCATGCCGTGGTTGCTCCTATTGGTTCGGCTCAATGTTCAGCGGTATCGTACCATCTCTACTATCCCATGTCAAGCCATTGTCCCAAACAATCTAATAGTATCTGTACCATCTCTGCCCTAAGTCATGCCATACCATCCTGTTGGAGGCGTGAAACTTTTTTCACTTTGTCCTGTAACGAAAAGGGCAGGTCAGCCCCGAGTCGTGGTGGCATCGGTGGAGACATGCGTTTCCCAATACAGCCCACTGCCTGACCCTTCGTTGTCTCTGTATCTCTCGGTGGGTCCGATAACTGAATGGGGATGTCTGGGGGGATGGCATTGGGCGCGGCCCGCGATCCATTCTAAGGGGGGGCCACGGGGGGTTCGCCTGCGGCGGCGGCTCATAAACAGAGCCTCACAAGTTTCGCTACCAAACCTTTTCGGTCCCCGGTCTTCAGCCAATATCATCGGCTACCACATTCGCCCCCACACGCCGCTGCTCGGAATCTGCACTTGTGGGAGGTTGTAGTTGGGGTTCTGTTTATACAACTGATTGACACCACTCTGTTTCAGATACCGCGTATCGGGGTTCCACCCTTTCAACAGTCGCCCCATGAAGAGTCCTTTGAACCCGCCGCCACCCTCGGTGTGTTTGTTGATCCACCCCTCTGACCTGGCGGTTGATCTGGGGTTCACGGGGTCATAGCCAAGGCCAACCCCATATGGGTTTTCCTCAGTTGGTATTTGGACCTTGGCGGAGTACGCATATCCTCTTTCTGGTAAAGGTGGGTTGATAGCCCCAGGGAAGAACCAGGGATGGCCTCCAGATTTGGGTGCGTTGTATCCGCCAGGGCTGTTCCGCCGCCCGGCTGTCCACGATCCAGTTTGAGGCATGCCGATTATTGGGGCCTTCCTAATCTCCCCACTCGCCAATTTCTCCAAATATGTTGGTGGGCTTTTCTTATATGACTGGGATGGTCTCGTAGACCCACCAGTGACTGGTGATGTTTCCCGTGGGTTTGTTGGGTCATAGGCCATTAGTGTTCTCCGGTGAAACTTTTTTCACTTTTAGGATCGTGGGATTATGAGGCTTGGGTTCTGGTTGGACTTCTTGGAGGATTTCCGTTTGCTGATAGCCAGGTATTCATTTGGTGGTGGTTGTGACACCGGATGACCAGTGTTGGGTTTGACTGACCTTGCCATTTTCCCAAGAAGTCGCATACTCATGGGTTGGTACTTGGTTGGCAACACATCCGCCAAAGGCCACGCCCCTGTCCCAATCATTCCCGCGTTCCAAAGAAAATCGGTGAATGATCTCCCTGGCTTTTTTGGAGCCGGTGCCCTACCAGTTGTTCCTCTCGGCCTGGTTGGATTGTAGGTATGGATATCCGAAGCCGGTCTTGTTGACACAGAAACCGGGGATGTTTCTCTTGGGTTTATTGGGTCATAGGCCATGTCGGGATCTCCGAAAAATTTTACGGTACATAGATAACGATGGGGGTCAGATTATTGAGAATGGTTCCATCGGTGGGGGTAGGTATTGGGGTTTCAGGAAGTCAACCAAGAGGATGGCCCTGGATGTCTTTTCATGGGAGTTCCATGCTTCGTGTTCCACGGTGTCGTCGAACACAATACAACCACCCTCGACCCAGGGACACATGGTGTCGCCCACCTTGAGTGCGCATCCTGGCGGCACTATGAGACCAAGGTGGAATCTCAACATATGATCGCAGCATCCCTGGTGTGGAAGGATATGTGATCCCGGCTTCAACACACTGAACCCAGCAGTGGTCATCTCCGGGACCATCCGAACCAACTCTGTGGTCACGGGGCACATCTCACAGTTTTCATATAGCGGTTTGCCAAATGCCTGGAGGCCAAACACCTCCCACCCTCCCTCATACATCTCTTCCCCAGACCAAGACATCAGCATCTCATCGTGCAACTGTTCGTATTCAGTCCGAATAGCAAACCAGTTTTCAGCCAACCCAATCGCCCAGGGGAAATGCTCTGGGGAGTAGTAGGTCATGTCAACCGTCGTCTGTGGGCGTGGAGCCGCCTGGGCATGGTGCTGTTGCCAAGGTTCACTACCAGGGTTGGTCGGCTTTGTGTGTCAGCAACATTCTCGTCATAGAAACGAACACTCTCATTCTCATCGGCGGAAGATGCGTTAGTTTCAACACTCACCTTGGCGACCCAGGCTGGGTAGTCAGTCCCGACCATAGACTTGGTGGACTCTTTGGCGTTCATGCTCCACCTCAGCGCGGTTGATCCTGGCCTGGTGGTACTATTGAATATGGCCAGCGTGGGGGTCCCACCGCCTGGTGAGGCCCACGACGCCCTGAACGCATACTCCGCCCAAGTCACATGCGCCCAACCCAAATCATCGCCCTCTTTCCCAGCAGGGTGGCAATCGACAGAAGGCTTGGATGTTCCAAAAGTTCCACCCACCACATGGACTTGGATGCGTGCGCTCTTCAACCGCTTGCTGGCTTGGGTAGCAGTCCACCCTGCTGGATCTGCCACCGCCAAACCAATCAACACTCTCTTCTCTAACTGGTCTGGTATACCCTCAGTGCCATATGGATCTCGGCGGATTTCCTCCTCGTTGTCTCCTGGGTCATCCAACGGCGTACCGCCCCCACCATTCAGCATGGTGGCTGTTTGTAGGTCTATCTTTGTGAGCGTTGTTCCAAACGACATTCTCTACTCCTGATCCATCCAGGCTTACGCATCTTTTGTCCGTATGATGCGTAGTGGATTGCTAGTTGTTTTTGAATAAATGCCTCCCTGATCCGATCAGCAGCATTACCTGGGTCGAGGTTCATCACATCCTGCCATTGGATACAACACATCGCCAAGGCTTCAACTTCATCGTCATGCCCAAGGCAGTTGCGCTGCTTAGTGATCCTGGTGATCTGTCTCTGTAAATCCTCGTTGGCCGCAACGTCTGGGTGAAAGACGAGTCGATGCTGATTGAAAAGTGGTTCCAACCCTCCGATCAGGCGAATCTCTTTTTGTCCACTCACGCGGATAGATTCCAATGATGCCTTCCACCCATCGGGAAACTCATCCGTGGCTCCAGCCTCAACAAATGCAGCCTGAAGTACAGGCTCAAACAAAGCCGTGAACATTCCCTGACCAAAGTTATCTTCTACGAAGATAGTCCTGGCGTCGTGTAATTTGGCTTGGTACGCCAATCCCTCCAATACCTCGCGTTGATACCCACCCTGCCATCCACCAACAGCCTTGACCCATAGGTACCCATTGAGGTGTGAGACAACGGCGTATGAAGTTTTATCCTTGCCTCGACCCGAGGGGTCAATCCACATATAGGTTCCGGTGTAATAGGACCACTGCTTGTCGAACATGATCGGTGCGTGGAACGCATCACCAGCAAACCCCAAGGACTTGATCTCCTCCATCTTGGTGGAGCCACCATGGTCGTTCCTGGTTCCCCATGCGATTGTCAATGGGGCCTTTTCTTTTGTGATTGGGAACACAATCAGGTCAGATAGTTTGAGTGGGTAGCGGAGGTCGTCGCCCAGGTGCGTGAGCATCTGGTATTGCATCGCGTAGGTGCTGCGACCCTCAGACGCCTCCCGCTCAATCAACTCATCTACTGTGAATCGTTCTGGCCATATTGAATCCCCCGGCGAAGCATGGCCGTTGGCAAGCGTTTCATGGATTGTCGGTGCAAGGTCGGAGGGTTCCGAGCCGGGACCCGGATACTGGGCAGGCCAGGATTGGAAAACGTATCCTGATTCCGCAAGTTTGTCGTAGAGACTTTCTTCATGGTGCGGCGTTCCCAAGAAGATGATGTCCCCTCCGGGGATGAGGATGTTGTCATATTCCTTGACCTCCTCCCGAAGTCGTGTTCGGGAATCTAAGGTGAGTGTTGATTGGTTTGTTTCCACATCGTCTGAGATGATGCAGGTACTACGGCACCCAGTGATCTGGCCCGTTACAGAAGCAGCGGTGAATGATGGTGTGCGGTCATTGGGTGCTTGGCGGATGTCGAATTGAAGGGCGGAGTCACGTTGGCCTGCTGACCTGTCTGGTGTCATGTGTTGTAAGAATTGCACCTGGCCGATCCACTTCCGCACCATATAGAGGCTGTCCTTACTGTGCCTCTCGGATTTACTGACCAACAAGATCCGATCATTGTTGTTCGTGAATAGTCGCCAGATACAGTAACCCAACGTCACCCACGTTTTAGCGGCACCCCTGAAGGCCCGAACCCCCCGGCGTCGTGGGCCATTCTGTAACCACATTGCCATCTGCCGCTGGTGTTCTGCTAGTGGGGGTAGACCAATGGCACGCCACAACTGGTCCAAGAAAAATGGTAGGTCGTTGGCAAGACGGGAGACAAACTCCTCAATCTGTTCTCTGGATCTCGTAACGGATATCCCGACTTGATCTTTTGTAAAACCGGAGCCACCATCCACCAAGTGGTTTGGGGGGACCTCCACGTTCGATGTGCCACCCTCCGGTACCGTCGCCGTACTCGTCTTTGTACGTCGCGGTTTTGATGTGCGTTTGCTCATCTAGGTAGACCTCGCCTTTCTCGGTGACTCGCTCCCTGGCTATGGGAACCACCCAAGCGTCGTGGGTGTGGCCAGAAACAACCATGTGCGCATCCGGCAAGAATACCGCATGTCTATTTGTCTGTATCACGCCCCTGGTCACGGGGCCGCCGCCGCCAGATCCATGAAAGAACTTGAGCCGGAAGCGTTGTCGATGTCCATGAAGATTGGCGACGAAGTTGACCCACCCACCGTACCCCCCACTCACTATCTTGCTTCCGGTCTTCTGGTTCAGGCCCTGGACCGTTCTCTCTATTAGATTCGTTCCCCATTTTTTTGTTACCGCCGTTTCATGGTTGCCTTGTGAAATAAGCACCCAGTTTTTTGCGTAGGGGCTATAGAAATCAACCGCTTCTGTTACCAGGGTATCAAAGTATGATTCTACATTGTACTCATTGCGCATCGCATCCCGGTTCTGCCTACGGTCATCCTTCCAAGCCATAGCGTCGTGCATGTCGCCGAAGTCGAGTATTCCAGCCCCACGATCCACCGCCTGGTCGAGGTGTCTCTTTTCTAACCCGTGGTCACAGTGCGCGTTATCGTGATGTCTGTCCGACGACAATAAAAACCACTGCTCCCAATCCTTGCCAGCCTTTATGTCCATACGGACCTCAGTGACTGCCTTACTGAGTTTGGTTGTCAAAAACCTCTTGCTCAATGCGCGTGTCTCCCAGTTTATGGGTGGCGCGGATAGAACACTTGGGAATAGTTGTTACATAGTCCCAGGTGTGATCGTCCTTTCCCTCCGTTGCAACCTTATGGTTCCCGGCAATCGTAATATGCTCATCCGCATCTCTAATAAGAAACCCCAACGACGTAATAAGTTGGGGTTCAGGTAAATCAAATATCGTTAGGTCGGAGTTGGGTTCTGGCTCGCAGGAGTCAAGCCACAAGACCATGACTATGTGTTCATAAACCCCTTCACATTTATGCTGTCGCCGCATCAGGCTCGCCCGGAATGTTTGGCAGAGTGTCACTGAACTTCATACCCCTGGCTTTCATCTCGTCAATGATGCTGCCTATGGGGTTTGTATCGGCGGGCTGGTCAACCATTCCACAATCTTTTAGCCGCTGCCGGATGACATTTAGGTCGGCGGCGGTGGCCTCTACACGCTCAACATCTCCATCCTTGGTCATTACCTCTCGACCGTTTTGCAGTAGGTCTGACATTCGGGCGTCGAACGCAGCCTCGACTGCCCCCATAATTGCTTTCTTTTTTGCCATTGTGTTATCTCCTGATTCCTCGTTGGCGTTTGTGTTGTTCAGTTATGTACTGGGGCACAACAGGCAAGCCGAAGGAGCGGTACATAAGCCTCAGAATCGCCTGGTTCTGGAATGGAACCATCGTCGCCGCTCGGTACGCAGTCTTGTAATCTGTCTCGCCGGGTCCCAATAGATCATGCCCCACATCAAGAACCGACGTAACGGATGTCCCAGTTGGACCAAGGGCTTGGATTGCCGTCCGGGCAGCGACATCCCCATAATAGAATCCCTGGCTTGCGCCGCCACCTACCACATTGTCAACCAGGTTTCCTGGTCCGAAGCCCAAGGCGTCCATGACGCCCCACACTCGGTTGATCGGCCCAGACAGACCGCTGTAAACGAATGCCTTGTAAGACATGCCCAGCGGGTTTTCTCTCCACCCTTCCCAAGTCTCGTCAAAACTACGACGACCCGAAAGGTGGTTTGTAATGGCATCCGTCAACCCACCCAGGGCCATGTAGTTCATGTAGTACCAACCCTGGTAGTGGGCGGGCATCTGGGACATAGGCACCAACCTTTGCCCCAGGAACGCCATCATAAACGTCTGGAACTGGTTGAGTAGTTGGCCCCACTTGTGGAAGTTGATGAGTGGTTTGTCATAGAAGCCCGGAGTCACCACCTGGTGACGGTTTACCTCATCACGGAATCGGCCACTGGTAGTGTCCAGCAAGTGCCGGTTGGCCCTTACATTGGTGTTCCATTCATCGAAGTTGGGGAGAAACAAATGCTTCTCATTCTTTAGGTACTGGTCCCAGGACATATTTTCTCGGATCGGCTTACCCTTATTTCGACCCCACCCGATGTCGCCTCTGGTGTATGTCATCCTGTGCCATCGGTGTGCGGTATCGACATTGAACCCAAGGTGGTTCATCTTCGACATTTGGTAGTTGCTCATCCGAACCTTCTTGAGTGCCTGGGCTTCTGTAAGGCCCTCATCCATCAGCCTGCTTGCGCGGATCATTTTCTTTGAGAGCGTCCCAGCCCGTTCCAGCAGCAGCATCCCCGCCAGCCGCTTGTTGGTGTTGGTCATCCAGTTCATCGCAGAGATGTGACCAGAAACATCAACACCCTTCTCATTCAAAAAATCAATGGCACCAGAAATAATCTTGGTGTTTCCACCGCCGTACCCATAGTCAAGTGAGTCGTGATCCAGGTCGGTGATGGCCTTAGACCTCTGCATCTTGTCAGTGAAAAGACCCAAAAACTCTAGGTCTTTCCTGGCTACGTTCTTTACCCACCCCATGGCTGGGAGGACACTCTGGAAGTTTCTGGGGTTCTGGGCCATGGTCATTGCGTGGGGTGCGATATCGTTCATCTGCGCCCACCCAACAGACCCCAACTTATTCATAAAGTTGTACCTGAGTAGTTGCCTGCCAAAGAACGCAAAGAAATCCTCATGGTCAGTAGCCGCCCGAACCGGGTTTCTTCCCATCATGGCTTCTGTTGATTGGAAGAGATCACGATGAACCTTGGACCAGTTGTGTTCGATGGCGGTGGATAGTTTCTCATCCCCAATAATGTCCGCCATCCGTTGCATGGTGCGATAGTGGAGGTCGATGACTTCTTTGGCATCATCCAAGGTCTTTATTTGCCGACCGATCATCTTCTCGTAGTGGGCCAGGGATTCTCGGTTGTCCTGAAGTGCCCGCCGCACGCCGATCTTGCCACTGACCTGGTGGCTGTATCTCATCACTGTCTTTGTAGCACTGTCATCCAGGTATGGCGCGACCATGCTGTATGGGATATTCAGGGTCCGGTTTCTGAGGTGGGGTGCCGTACCCTCAAGGCCCTGGATAACCCCATGCCCCTTCATAGGCTCCAGAATCGCGTCCTTCAGCCGCTCGGCGGACTTTCTTTGGTAAGATTCTAGTTGTGCCCGATAAGAACCACGGAGTTCATTAGGCAGGTCGCCCTCTGTCACACCTTTCAGATAGTTGACGAATGGCTCATCGGCTGGTACACTCCTAGTGGAGGTTCCCATGGCAGAACGCGAAGAAGTTAGGGATTGGGGCGAGGTTGGCGGACTGGGCCTGGTTCGGGTGGTATCTAAAGGTGACTGGGCTGGCAGCACGCTTGAGCGTTGGGATGGGGATGGTTGGGTAGATGCCTCAACACTAGGTGCGGGTTGGCCTGGATCGACCATCGACTCCTGCCCCCTATCCAAGATGCTTTCCGCTGGAATCCCCCGCGAAGACCTTGGTGAAACATAAGACCCTTGTGCTGGGTCCGCCCATTGGGCGATGGCTGCATCACTCAACTCATTCATCCGCACATTGAGTGCGTTGGCTTGTTTTGATGAGATGAACGTATTGCCGTCGTGGGCGATGACTTCTGCCAGACGGACAATCTCATAAGCCGCGTGGGCTTGGGCATTGACTTCTACAAATGTCCTTGGGACCAACTGCACCTCAACCGCCGTCGTGCGGTCTGGGGTCTGTAACTTCAGGCTGATTGATCGCCACCCACCCTTATTGAAGTTTGATGCGAGGCCGAGATCATCTTGTTCTAGGAGCCGGTACCCCTTCGTTGTCAACTTATCAATCAAGCCAGGCACCTGGCCCACATCATCAATTTTCAACTGGAACCCCAGGTAGTCTTTCCTGGTTTGTAGTACGTCCGGCGATAGGCCCTGGGCCACTTGGTCTGACCGTTGTTTACTCTTGACCCGGCTATACAAATCCCACTTGGTTGAATGAAGATCCAGGGTAATGGTGGCCTCTGGCTCCAGGTGCTTCGCCTTCCCCAATTCCTTCAACGCGGCCTCTGCGGCTACGATGTCGTCCATAGCGGATTTATTGTCAGGGTCTACAGACTCACGGAGTTTCTCTACCCGACCCCTGATGTCTTCTATGACCGAACGGACTGATGTTCCTATTGGGTATGTGTAATCCACCTCTCCAGGATCATCCAACACCCGCGCGAATCTGTGCCGGACATCGGTAGCCGCGCCAGTGGGTTCGGTGTGGAACTTGCCTCCCGAAAAATATGCGACTTCCGACTCAGCCAGCGGACGCCCCGCTGATTCAACCAGGTCTGTAAACACATAGTCATGTGCCGCCAAAGCAGCACTACGAAGGTCATCAGGATGCGCCCGAACAGATCCTATGAGTGATCCCTTTAGGAAACCACCAACCTCAAGTCCTGATTCCATGTGACTGCGAAAAGCAGCGTCATCAATACCCTCACCAAAATGACTTATAAAAGATTCGTCGGTGCGTGCGGCGGCTGGCCGGTCCACATCCATAAGGCTTGGTTGGTTCGGGTCCCTGTTTCGCATCGGTGCGACATCATCCAGGTAGTCCTGCATCGACTTTCTGAACTTGAGTGTGCCCGACCGATCAAGGGCATGTGCCATGACCGCTGCCTTGGCGTCCCTGAAGAACGGGTTCATCCCTTGAACCGGCTCCATACGGAAGAAGAAATCCCCCCATGTTTGGTTAGACGCCTTCCACGCATGGTGAGCCGTAACAAACTCTGGCATGCGCACGCGGATTGTGTTCCATGCCAAGTGTGTGTCTACGTTGTGGTTCATGTCAATGAGTTCTGGGACTATGGCACCAACCTTTTTCACAACACTGTCGGACGCCTCAGAAAGAACATCCAGGTCGTTGCCAAGAATCTTGGACATCAACGCAAGTTCTAGTTTGGTTTTGCCTTCGATATTCAGTTTGCCCGACCGCCCATACATGGCGGTTATGTCTTGTTTAGTCAACGCCCCATCCTCCACCATCTGCGTGATGAAGGCGTCAGTGCGTTTGGCGTTTTGGTTCAGCCCATCCCGTAGGGTTAGCCGCTCACCATTCTTCCCCTCCAGCAACCTACCTAAAGAGGCTAGGGTTTCTGTGGATAGCATTGATCCACGGGCAGCCGCACCGCCCAACGCTGAGTAACCAGCGGCCTGGCCTTGGTTGGCAGCCCTCGACAGTGAGTCTGGGTTTCCTGGATCCAAAAGGATCAGGGCAACATCAGGCTTGTTCGGCAATTTTGGCGGCAGTTCGGCACCAAGTTCGTCCCAGAAGGTGAGAGCCGAGGCCTCGATTGCGTCTTTGAAATTTCCCTCATAGAGCAATAGTTTCCCTTGGGTTCGTCCATTGCCGCTGACAACCGCACCCGTCCGGGCCATCCATCCCACCCCAACGTCTGATGTTGGTACATCTCTATACAACTCATCAAACTTTGGGGCTTGGGAAATACGCTTTACTGTCCCGATGCTTTCGGGGCCGAGTTCGAGGTCTGAGTAAAAACGTCCTGAGTTGGGGTCTGGCTTTGTTTCCACGCCCGTTTCTGGGTTCTTCCGTGGCGGCTTTCTCTGAAACCCCCCACCAACAGCATCCCGTGGAAGTCTTGGGTCGTGTGACGGGAGGGCGTCTTCGATGTCATAGAGGACATATTGGGCCTGCCGACGTTGGTTCCCAATGATGAGTTCCCTGGTGGGACCCCACGCCGCGACCGGCATTTTATCGCCTTTGAACCCACCCATTGTGATGTCTGGGCTTTCCTCAAAGGCGGTCTTTTCGAGTCCAGGTCGTGGGTGATCTACCATCCGCACCCCATCAGGATGGGCGGCGATATCATCTTTGATTTGACCCAGCGTACCCTCCGCCAACTCATCTAACACACTGCCTGCTGTGGTTGGTGGGACTGTCTCATGTGCTAGGTCTGCCCCCCACTTGCCCTGGTTCCACTGCTCAACAAGCATCGCTGCTTCTTGTGGGCTTCTCTTGTGGGTTTCTCGGACAACCTTTGCTGCCGCCTCTGGCATCTCCTCAATGATTGCCCAAAGAGGAAGTGGCGGTGACTCGGGTTCAAATGCAGCAAACAGGTTCTTCCCCGACTGAGTATTCATATCCGTGGCCACCCTGGGGTCTATTGGTATGGCGTCGGGATCCACATACCTACCACCAATAAGGCGTTGTTTCTCTCGGAATGCAGCGGTCATGCTATCTACGAACCCCGCCGGGTCGGTTCGTATCGACCTGGGTTCAAAGACAATGGGCGAATACACATCCCCATGCAAACCAGGGGTTGTTGGACCGTCTTCTGGTAGGAGACCAACACTTTTCAGTTCTTCACCCATGGGACCGAAGTAGTTATCAAACTCATCAGCAGCGTCTACGATGGTTTTGTGGACATCCGCTGGCACCTTCACGCCCCTGTACCCCATCCTGGCGTCGTGCCTGGTGTGGACGTAATTCATAAGCAATCGTTCAAACTCAACCTGCCCTTTTACCAATGACAGATTGTGGGTTTCGCCGTTGTAGTTGATGCCAGCACCCTCTTTGGATGCCCTTCTCGCCTCAGAATAGTACCGACGAAACTTATTTCCCCAATCAGCAGCCCTGTCTCGGAGTTTCTCTGTGTGGCCCTCTGCTGTAGTACCACGCTTATTGGTTCGCCAGTTCTTGGCAGACGCCCGTGTAACCTGACTGGCCGACCCCGACAAAATCCTGAAAATATCCTGGCTAGCGTTCTGTGTGTTCCAAATTAGCCGGTTTGCCGGGTTGACGATGTTCTGCGATTTTGCGTATGCCCCGGTAATACTACCTAGAATCTTGTCCAGCCCACTGTAGTTCAGGTCACTCCTGGTGGCCGCTTGTCCCAGACCGGGGTTGGCGTGCATATCATCCACAGCCTGGAAGAACTCATATATCGGCTGGTCTGGGTGATCGATGAAGTTCACCTCAAAATCCTCGTTCTTGGCCCTCTTCTCAAGTTCCCGCAACCCCACATTGATGGCGTGTGCTGGGTCCTTGGGCCTCAGAGATGTGAAGGGAACTACTTGGCCTTTTAGGGATCCCTTGGGATGGTCCAGGATTACCCCCAGATCGTCCTGAGCGTTCCTTATGGCGACATCCATGGTTTCCATGTCCCCT